GGTCTGCGTCGGCATCGGCTCGGGTCTCACCGGCCGCCCGATCGACGCCCTTGTCATCGACGACCCGTTCGCTGACGCCGCGCAGGCCGACTCCGCGTACTACCGGGAACGGGTCTGGTCCTGGTGGCAGTCAGTCGGCTCGACCCGCCTCGCCCCCGGCGCGCCCGTGATCGTGATCAACACCAGGTGGCACGAAGCGGATTTGACCGGCCGCCTGGTCGCCGCCGAGGACGGCCACCGCTGGCGCGTCATCAACATCCCCGCCCAGGCCGACCACCGCCCCGAGAAGGGCGAGACTGACCCGCTCGGCCGGCAGCCTGGCGAGTGGCTTCAGTCGGCCCGGCAACGCACCGTTGCCCAATGGGAACAGATCAGGGTCGGCAAGGACGCCCGAACCTGGACCGCCCTCTACCAGGGCCGACCCTCTCCGGGGCAGGGCGACCTGTTCAAACGGGACGACTGGCGGTACTACGACTCGGCGTTGTGGATCGACCGCGCCGACGGCTCCCGCTGGATCCCCGGCGAGCCGGGCACATTCGAGCTGTACCAGTCGTGGGACATGGCGTTCAAGGACACCGCCGGGTCGGACTACGTGTGTGGCCAGATATGGATGCGTCGCGGGATCCAGGCGTTCCTCATTGACCAGGTTCACGCCCGCATGTCGTTCGTCGCTACCTGCCAAGCCGTGCGGGAACTGTCCGCGCGATGGCCGCAGGCCGTGCTGAAACTGGTCGAGGATAAAGCCAACGGCACCGCCGTGATCAATGCCCTGTCGCTCACCGTGCCGGGCATCGTTCCCGAGGAGCCACACGGCTCCAAGTACGCCCGAGCCTCTGCGGTAAGCCCGTTCGTCGCCGCGCACAACGTGTGGCTCCCGGCCCCCGAGTTGGCGCCGTGGGTCGGCGGGTTCGTCGAGGAATGTGTGAGCTTCCCGCAGGCCACCCACGACGACCGGGTCGACGCCATGTCGCAGGCACTCAACCGGCTGCTACTGGCTCCGCTGCTCACCGAGGACGAGATCGTCGAGGACGACGAGGACGACGGCTTCGGTATCAGCAAATACTGAGGAGGGTCCAGTGCCGACGATCCTCCCCGCATCTCGGGCCGCCCTCGCCGAGGCCGAGACGCGCGCTTCACAAGCCGAGGACCGCGCCACCGGCGCCGAGGTCCGGCTGATGCAGGAACTGGACACGAACGCGCTGCTGGCCGAGGACTTCGCGGAGCTCCACGAGTCTCTCGCGGACCTAGAACTCGCGGCCGACGATGCCGGATACCGCAAGCTGGCCGCGGCTGGCAACTACGAGTTCACCCGGGATGGGCTCCGGCAGATTTCTTTGGTGTGCCGGCTTATGGGCATCAAGAACCCGCTGATTCGGCGGGCGCTGGCGCTGCGGCACATCTACGTGTGGGGCTCCGGGGTGGAGATTTCGGCGCGCGAGGCCGGGCAGGACGGCGCCCAGGACATCAACGCCGTTATCCAACGGTTTCTCGATGAACCCCTCAACCAGGCGAGCATCTCGGGGGCGCAGGCCCAGGCCGAGAACGAGCGGGCGCTTGGTACCGACGGCAACCTGTTCATTGCCCTGTTCACCGCGCCGAAAACGGGGGCAGTGAGGGCCCGGGTTTTGCCGTGGGACCAGGTCATGGACATCGTCACCAACCCGGAGGACACGTCCGAGCCGTGGTACTACCTGCGGCAGTGGACGACCGGCCCGAACAACATGCTGGAGCCGAGTTCCGGGTCGACGCAACGTGTCCTGTACCCCGATGTTAGGTACCAGCCGAAGTCTCGGCCGGCCGCCTACATGGGCGTCAAGATTCAGTGGGACGCGCCCGTTGTGCACGTCGCGGTCAACAAGGTGTCGCGGACAGCCAAGTTCGGCACGCCGGACGCCTACCCAGCGTTGGACTGGGCCCGTGCCTACAAGGAGTTCCTTGAGGACTGGGCGCGCCTGGTCAAGTCCCTGTCCCGGTACGCGTGGCGGCTCACCGCGAAGGGCTCCAAGACCAAAGCAATTGCCGCCGCCGTAGCGAAAGCCCCCAGCCGGGACGCGCTCACGGACTCGCCGCTCAACGCTGGTGCTACCGCCGTCGGCACGCCCGACCTGATGCTCGAGGCGATTCCCAAGACCGGCGCCACCATCGACTCCGAGTCGGGTAAGCCGCTGGCCACGATGGTGGCCGCCGCGATGGACGTGCCCGTCACGATGCTGACCGGCGACCCGGGGCATGTGGGTGCCCGCGCCACGGCTCAGACCCTCGACCAGCCGCTACGGCTGGCGATGATGGCCCGTCGCCGCGAGTGGACCACCGTGCTGGAAACGGTCCTCAACTACGTTGTGGACGCTTCCGCGCTCGCCCCCGGCGGGGTGCTGACCGGCACGCCCGTGGTAGACGAGTACGAGCGGCGCCACGTGCAGCTGAACGGCACCACGACCCGCACGTTCGACATCGCGTGGCCCGACCTGGCCAAGCCGGACCCGCTGGCGCTGGTGACCGCGATCGTGGCCGCCGACCAAACCGGGAAGATGCCCGAACTGGTCACGCTGCGCTTGTTGTTGCAGGCGTTCGGGGTGACCGACGCGGACGAGGTGCTCGCGGAAATGACCGATGACCAGGGCCGGTTTGTTGCTCCGCAGGTGACGGCCGGGCAGGCCGCGGTCGACGCGTTTCGCCGCGGTGAAGATCCGGCGGCGCTGGTCGGTGACGCCGGCCAAGCCGACGGCGAACCTGCCGACACCCCGGCTGCCTGACCGGCGCGGTCGTGGCGCCCACCGAGGAAACCCTGCGGCTCGCCCGTGACGTGACGGTCACCCTCAACGCGATCGTCGATAGCCGGACGCGTGCCCTCGTGAAGTCGTGGGCTCGCGCCTGGGACGTCCTCACCCCCCTATTCGCCGGCGCCGTCGCCGAACTCGTCGTTCTCGGCGAAGGGTCCTGGCCCAAACCTTCCCAGGTGCTGCGGGCCAACCAGACCGTCCACGCGCTCGAGATGGCCCGCGCCGAACTGGAGACGCTTGGCCGCGAGGCAGGCGTGGGCATCGCCGGGGACATAGCGAAGGCCGTCACGCTCGCCGCCGACGCGCAGGCGAAACTCGTTGCTTCCCAGCTACCGGGCACGGTCGACCGCGACGCACTCGCCGCGACGCTGCGCCAACCCGACCAGGCTGCCCTCGACTGGATCGTGCGCCGCACCTCCGGTCAGGTCACCGCCATCCACTACCCGCTCGCGTCTGACGCTACAGAGCAGATGAAACGCTCCCTGGTGAAAGGCGTCGCGGTCGGCGACAACCCGCGCGTCGCCGCCCGAGAAATGGTGCGCCGGACCGAGAGTGACTTCAACGGCGGACTCCAACGCGCATTTGTCATCAGCCGTACAGAGACAATCGACGCGCACCGCGCCGCGGCCACCGTGACGCAGAACGCTATGAGCGACATGGTCACGGGTTGGACCTGGCTGGCCACCCTCGACCAGAGAACCTGCCCCTCCTGCTGGGCGATGCACGGGAGCGAACACCCGCTTGACGAGCCAGGCCCCCTGGACCACCAGCAGGGCCGCTGTTCGCGCACCCCCATCACGAAGTCGTGGCGAGACCTCGGCTTCGACATCGACGAGCCGCCCTCGGTGATTCCCGACGCGCAGACCGTGTTCAACGCGCTGCCCCGCGACCAGCAGCTGGCCATCATGGGCCCCGGCCGCCTCGCAGCGCTCGACAACGGCCAAGCCACCTGGGCCGACCTGCCCATGCGCCGCTCTACCGACGGCTGGCGCGACTCGTTCGTGCCAACGCCCGTGTCCGCGCTCACCCGCTGAACCCCTGACGCGGACATCGCCGCCGCCCCTATCCCCGGAGAGGAGGCGGCGCAATGACCGCTGCCCTGAACGAGGCGGTTCAGCTCACCGAGGCCGGCACCGCCACACCCGCCCCCGCCGGCGGGCGGCGCTGGCTTGCCAAGTTGATTGTGGCCGGCCCCGGGTCCTCGGGGATCTACCCCGCCGACGTCCTCGAGCGCGACGGTGGGGTGTTCGCCGCCAAACCGGTATTCATCGACCACCCCACCGCCAGCGAGGGCTACGAGCGGCCCGAGCGGTCGATACGGGACCTCGCCGGGCTCATCGTCACCACCCCCACCTTCTCCGAAGGCGCCCT